TTATTAACAGTATTAGCATAAGATTTATTAATCTGCTTTGCAGCTTTTTTATTAGAAAAAACAGGTGTTTCTCTACCATATTTATCTATATAAACACCTCCAACTTGATATGTACGTGAAGATTTTAAAGATGCTTCTGGTGAACCAACAGTTGTAGTGTCAACTTGTGTTATAGTTGTTTGTATATCTGGTAAATTCTGTTGTATTATATTATAATTTTGTAGATAATTACCATATATTAATCTATTTGCTGTTACCTCTTGCGATTTAGCTATTCTTGGCACATTATCCCAAGGTCTTAATATTTGATTCGACTCAATAACACTACCAATAATCTCAGATTTTACTTCATAATTTAAAGATGGAAAAGTTCCATCACCTTTTTCTTTTAACGTATCAGCAACATACACTAGATTATTATTTGATTCTTTATATAATATATCAATTTCATCTACATCAGCTGGTTTTGCTTCTGTTACATTAACTGTTAATTGTCTAAGATTATTTGACATACCTGAGTTATGCCCATTATTAGATTTATATTCAAAAGTACCCGGTAGAAAAGCAACTTTAGAAAATGGAGAGTATGTAGAATATTCACCATCTTTGTATTTCCAACGGTATCCAAATCTTACGAATTTATTTTCAAACAACGGATCTTCTTCGTCTAACGAAGCTTCCCATGTAACTGAACCTATATCGCTAGGTATATCAGTTGGTATACTTTGTATTATACCTGTTATTTGTTGGCCATTATTAACTAACGCTTTTACTAAAATTTTTATAGTATATGTGGTTTCAATGCTATCACTATCCGTGTAGTCTGTTGTTAACGTTATAATATCACCAACTAGGTAACTAGGTGTTGGTGTAAAATATAAACTAACTTCTTGACCAGCTGGTCTAACTGTATTTGGTGTTCCAGCATCACTATCAGCATTTTCAGTAAAATTAAAATTAGTATATACTTTTGTTTCTATACCAGTCCCAGCTCCACTTCTTTTTGAAGATGACATAGTTAACGTTGGCGCTTTTAAAGGAGATAATTTAATTGTAGTTATATCATCTTCTGTAAAATCTGATCCATTAAATTGTGTGTGTTTGTCAAAACCTTTGTCGTTAGATGTGTGGTATTTTTTAAATGAAGATATTTTGATTTTTTTAGGTTCTGTTTGATTGTCTGTCCATAATAATAACCCCTCAACAACATTAGCACCTGTTATTAAATAACTAGAACTAAACTTTAAAATTTTTTTAGTATCAACTAAAATTGGTTTTATTTCATTTGTTGCGTAGTTAAACTCTGCAATAGCACTTACACTTTGATCTGAAGTTGCTATAAACCAGTATATTTTATCATTCTGCGTATCTAATGCGGAACCAATACATTCTGGATTTGTTAATTCTTTTATAGCTTTTGCCTCTGAGCTATTTCCAGTTCCCCATAGTGTTAATGCTTCTGTACTAACATTATAAGTTTTACCATCTTTTAATTGGTTACCTATAACATTTTGCACGGATCCAACATCAGAACCCTCTGAGGTTACGATTTCAATATTTTGGGCGTCTCTATACTCGCCATTAGGAACTAGTCTTTCGTCTAGGTCCTTATTCATTTTACCTAAACGAAAATGATGTTGTAATTCTGGCATATCTTATTAATGTTTAATCTGTTTCGATTTACCTCTCATTATTTGAGCTAGCTCTTCTGATTTTATATTACTTAATCTTAATTTAGCTTTTCTAATTTCAGCAAATCTTTCTTTTTTAAATCTTGCTACAATATATTCTGGTGTATTTGATCTCGTTGCTAAAATAGCATGTGCAATGTATTTGTACATAGCTTCTTCAGCAAACTTATGAACTATCATTTCATTGTCTGTTGCTAAACTATCACTTATATATTTTATAGTAATAGTTTTACCACTTATATTAGAACTAAAATGTATTCTACCTTTAAGTTGATCAATAAAAAATACTCCTTTTGATTGAGAAAATTCTGGATCTAAACCATATCTTCTTCCTTCATTTAATGATGTATCTGGCTCACTGTCATTATCATCGTCAGCATCTTCGCTTGTGTTTGCTTTATATTTTGTCCATGTTGCTGAATTTTCAGACGTTTGTAAATTACCATCGCTATCAAATGTATATGGATAATTACTATTAGCATCTTCTGTTTCTGATTGTATTATTGATAATGGATTGCTAGTAACCCTAGATGGATGTATTAAGTTTTCTAATCCATTTCTATCAACCCAAGATATTTTAACATAATTAACATAATCTTGCGGTAATGGTATTGTTAAACTAGACCCAACATCAACCTCTTGTGATTTAGTAGATCTAAGTGTATCATAACTTAATTCTTGTAATGCTCTTTTAGCATGAAACTGAATATCAGTTCTTTTTACATTAGAAATTATTTTATCTTTACCAACATAAGATACTATAAAGTTACTAATAATATCCTTAATATTTACATGTTGATAATTACCATAAATATCTAAATCATCACTGGTATTAAATACACCATCCGATCCTTCGTAATATGTTTCGTTTGTTGTTGATCCTAGTAAACCCATTTATTATAATTTTTCTTGTTGAACTTTTTGTACTTCTTCTTGAGCCGCAATTTGATACAACCCAGGATCTTTAATTACTAACCCAGATAATTCTAGTATTTTTATTACTAAATCTGTTTCTTCAGATTCATGTAATTCAAAATCCGTACTATTAGTTGAGTTATATAATGCTTGATCATTTATTATTTTATAATCCCACTTAACATCTGTTGGTGATTTAACATAATTTACAGTAACATTTCCTATTGTAATTGTTGTAGGAAATAATTTTATAATTGTATTGCTTTTTCTAACATATACTGGTCTTTCTGCATCCGGAGTAGCTAGCGGTGATCTTTCAATTTGTACTAATTCTTTTTTAGTAATCTCTTCTACCTCTACGTCGTATGCTCCACCAACAGCATAAAAAACTGTACCTAACCTATATGTTGCGGTAGGTAGTGTTGCTTCATTACCACTTGTACTTGCTGGAGATGCTTTCCAAACTTCAAATGGTGCTATTTTTTCTTGCAGTATATGAGACATGTTTGCGTATTCTGTATCATTACCATGCATTCTTTCAAACTGATTTATATCATAAAAATATTGTTCAAATATATCCATCTGAGCTTGATTTGCCAATAAATTAAACTCTTGAGGTGTAATATAACCTCTTTGTTCTTTATTTGCTATTGCTAGTACTCTTTGATAAACTGTATCTATACTTACTGCCATAATTTCTTTTTTATATAGTGTAGTCACCTATAGAGATGACTACTCTATAAAGTGATTAATTAATTTAATCTTTTTAATATACTCTTGTATATTTCTAAACCTTCATCGGTTTTAAAAAATGCTGCTAACGCAGAATATGGATGTTCTTCAAAAGGAACAGTCATAACTTTTCTATTATTACTAGCCCAATTAAAAGTTCTGTTGTCAGAAGATAAAGTTAGTATTCTAGCTTCAACAGCTTTAATACCTATATTTCTTAATTCAACATTTTCATCCTGTACTAAGTCTAAAAATAACTGAGGATTTTTCTTAGCAAATACTAATACATCTCTCTTTATCTCTTTAGATGTCATTTCAGAAACTTTACTTCCTGATTCAACTCTTAATACCGCTTCAGCGTGATCTATTTCTAAATCTCTTGCTGCGTTTAATGCTTGTATTTCTAGTTCAATATCAACTAAATCATCATTAGCTATTTGAACTGAATCAAATTCTTCCCAAACTCTTCCATTATCTGGAGAATAGTGTAGAAATTTCTGTAGTGTTTGTTGATTTTTTGAAACGTTTAAAACGCCATCCTCAAAGGTAATATGTGCTAATCTAGCATCACCTTTAAACTCGTCAACAAAAGGTGTTTTTTGATTCTGTGTATATTTTAGTTCTCTCTCGTATCCTTTTTCCTCATCCCAATAATATACCCCTCTACTTTTTATTGTATATGTTAATGGTGATAAACCATATTTTAATATATACGTTCTATCTTTTATTTCCCAAGAATCTCTTTTAGGTTCTTGTGTTTTAACAGCTGGTTTTGCTTCAACTGCTAAAGGAGTTTCTTCTAAAGAAACTTCTTCTTTCTTTTTCTTTGCCATAATATAATATAATTAAATAAGTTAAAAAAAATAAAGTGCTAGGTGCCGAAGCACCTAACTCTTTATATAAGTTGTATTAGTTAAGTAACATGAAGTTATTAGCTCCTTGAACAACTAAACATCTTTCTGATAGGTAATGTACCTCCATTGCATCAAGATCAGAAGTGATATTTCCACCAACTGAACCAGTGATCCAAGTTTTCATTTTTCTATCATCAGTTTGAGACGCTCTGTATCTTACGTGTAAGAAAGGTCTCTTTAAGTTTTTACCTAAACCTTCATCGTAAACAGAAGAAACACCAGCTGGGATAACAACCCCTCTAATGTCATTGTCTCCGATTGCACCTCTAGTAACTGCATCATTTAGATATTTCCAGTCAGATTTGTAGAAGTCATAAGAACCTCTTCTGAAACCAGCAAAACCTAAATTTAATGCCATATCCTCTTGGTTATTAAATATTCCCCAAGAAGTACCATCTGTACCGTAAGAGTTTTGAGCTGCTAGCATATCGTCGATAGCTAATGATACAGTTCTGTTACAATATATCATATTTTCTTCAATAGCTCCTTGAGCATCGAATTTTTTAAGTATATTATCAAATGAACCTAAATCATCACTTGCTGACGTACCTAAGATACCGCCAGAATAATGACCTCTATCTTTGATAGCCGCAAATAAACCTTCAGTACCACCCATAGTAGCGGCGATATTTGAGTTAGATGCTCTTTTTTCACCTTCAACACTCATCATCTCAAGATAATCAGTGAATCTAGCTCTAGTGTCACCTTCAGCTTTTAGATACCATAAGTATCCAGTCTGACCTGCTTCACCAGTAACTTCGACCCATCCTAATTGAGATGCATCAGAACCAGAAATTTCATATTTTTCTTTTATGATAACTGGTTTGTTAGTGAATGATTTGAATTCTGGAGCGATAACTTCGCTTCTACCACTCGTTCCTTTAGCAAATTCAGATCCGTAAACGAATACAGTAATATTGTTTCCGTTAGCGAATGCACTGTCACTTGCTAATGTTGGTGCTGTGTAAGGATGTACATTAATTGTATTTCCATTTGCATCAACTGAGTTTACTCTACATTTTAATACTTTACCAGCTGAACTGTCGTTATGAATAACGATAGTATCACCTACTCTTAAAGTATCATGACCAGTAATAGTAAGATTATTACTAGCCGCTTGAGCTACAGTACCTGTTAATTTCAGGTGTAGCCTTCCTTGTTCTGACCAAATAACTTGATCAGAAGTCATTGCTTCTTCAGCACCTACCTGAGCAAGCATACCAGAGATAGTTCTTTTTCCGAACACTTCTGCTTCCGCATCGTATAAATCAGGTACATACTGTTGAGCCCAACCCGCTGTTCCACTAGCTGTAAAATCAATATAGTTAGTAGACAACGTTTGTTTATTTGGCGCTGGTACAGAATTTAATCCTGATCCAGCGGTTGGATTAACTGCTGCCATAATTTGTTAAATTTATAATGTTAAACTTTATTTTCTAATTTTAAATCGGAGTTTATTAGAATCATCACCACTAATCACTTTATATTTAACACCTCCAGTTTCAATTTCACCTAGACCTTGTCTTGGTTCCATGTCGATGTTTTTAGATTTAGCAATACTATCCTTGATAGCATCAGCTTTACCTTGTTCATAAAAATGATTAGCAACCGCATCAGCGTTCATAGCCGTAAATAAAGATTTATGATAACCCGAAGCATCTTCCATTTGATTGTTTTTATTCAGGAATTTACTAACAAAGTTGTTAATATCACTTTGAGTTTCTTTTACTTTACCTGCGTCTTTGACATTATATCTATATTTTTTGTCACCAACATTATACTCAAATCCTTTAAATTTATCATTGAATAAGTTATTAGTTTTTGTATCAAATATAGTTTTTTGTTCTTTTGCTATTGTTTGAGACTCTTTATTCTCCTTATCATATCTATTAAAAAAATCAACAGCTTTCTGTTGGTCGGATGTTAACTTAACACCACTCTTGATCTCTTCATAGTACTTGGACTTTAACCCGTCCATGTGGTTTTTAGCATTGGCAACTTGCTCTTTAAATGCTAATTTCTTTCTCTTGACATCTCTTTCTTCATCAATTTCTTCATCATATTGAAATGAATCTTCAATTAAAAAGCTCACTTCATCATCAGTTAAATGTGATTTAGTTTGCTTATAGTATTCACGAAGTACAGTCATGTCATCATACTTGCTATAATCTTGATTTAATTTTACATAGTCCTCAAGATCACCCCCGGTTTCATTCATAAAGTCTACAACTTTTTGAATATTTTCCGGTAAGTCTTTACCAGTTTCTTGTGATTCTTCTACAGCTTTTTCAACTGCCTCTTCAACTTTCTCAGCTTTTTGCTCAGTAGCTTCATTAGTCTCTTCTTCTGTAACTTCTTCCAAGACTGGTTTTTCAGTTTCTTCTTTCTCTTCAACCTTTTTTTCTTCCACTTCTTCTTGAACCTCCTCAATAATTTTATCATTATTTTCTTCTTTAGGTTGTTCTTTTTCTTGCTCTTCTTTAACAGGTGGTTTAGACATATCAACCTTTACAGGTTCATCGCTAACACTCATCTTTTTCATAGATGGTTTTTTCTTTACTTTTAATTTACCATCTTCAGTAGCCATTTTTGTTTCTACTTTTTCTTCAGTAGCCTTTTTATCTACTTTTTCTTTTATTGCTTTTGCCATAATATAATATTATAAAATTAAACATACTATCTAGGTTCAAACATACCTAGATCAAATCCACCTCCCAATGTGTCATTGCCAGATGACTCAAATTTTTTAGGTGGCTTACCAGTTTGTCGCTGGTCAATTAATTCAGATTGTTGAGATGCTTGAATTCTAGTTCTCTCATCTTTACGATCTTCCTTATTATTTTCTTTACTTTTTTCAACATCAACTTCCAATTGTTTTAATTGCATATTAAGTTGAAACTCATGATTCATTAAGTCTTTTTTCAACACAGCTTCTTGCTCTTGTCTTTGTATTTCTATTTGAGCTTTAACTTGTTCTAACTGTGCTTGACTTTGCGTTAATGCTTGTTGTTTTTGAACTTCAGCTTGTGCTGCAACTTGTTGCGCTTCGGCGTTTGCTTTTGATTGAGCTTCTATATTTTGCTGTTGAATTTCTTGATCTTTTTCTATTTTCTTTTTACGCTTTACCTTTAGTAATTGGTTTGCTAGTTTAATATTTTTTATTTCTCTAATATCAATCGCGTCTTCCAAATCAATACCCTGCTGCGCTATCGCGGCTTGTATATTATTTTCTAACATTTGTTTTTCTTCCTCATCTGGCGCTAATTCAATAAATATACCAAAGTCACATAAATGTAGCTCGGTCATCTCGCTTAACGTAGCAACATTATGAGATCCAATTTGTTGTATAAATGCTTCTGCTGTTGGGGAATATTCAAGTATATCAGATACTCTAAGTGATAAACATTCAGCTAATTCTGTTGTTAAATATAATCCAGATTGTAATATGTGTCTTGTTGCTGTATTGCTATTTGCTGCAGCAATTTTTTGTATACCAACTAATGCGTTTTTATCTGGCGTGCTAGCATCTCTTGCCTCATTTAATCCGGTCACATCTCTTATCATTTGTAAATAATAATTATATGTTTGAATTAATGATTGCATTTTACCACCACCATTACCACTTGCAATTTCTTGAATAGGTACTTTACCAGGATTACCATCTCCATCTGCTGTTAATGATCTACCTATAATACTACCAGTTTGGAAGAACATATTTAAAGCTTCTTGTGGATTGTAATTTGTTCCATTACCTAAATCAACTTCAGCTAAACCATCAGCATCTAAGTAAACACCATCTGGAACCATTCGTGATAATACTTGCTGTAATTTTAAGTGAGTTAATTGAATCATATCAGCAAACCCAGTTATTCTACTAACTAAAGATTCAATTCTACCCTTGTACATTCTTGGTGCTACAATATGATAATTCATTTTTACCTTAGTATAATCACTTTTAGGTCTCATCATGTTTTTAGCCAGCTCCCATTTTAATAAATGTTTTGTGCCAACAACTATAGCTCCCTCATATAACACCTCAATTGATCTATTTACTTTTTCAAAATTAGCATCAATAACAGGTGGATCAAAAGTGTCGTCTCTAACTATAATTTTACTACCACCACTTCCAGTTTCTTTTACCTTATAAACCTCATTGGCGTACGTTTTGTAATTAAAATATAAAACTTGAACAACATTATTATCAACATCATTAGGTTCATATATACTTCTATTTGAAACATGCGATCTATGTATTGCTTGTTTTGTTATTTTTACTAAATCCTCGTCAGTTAACTCAGGGAATTGTTTTTTAAGTTCATTGACTGGTATTGTTTTTACTTCACCACAATAGTAAATATCATCAAAATAAGGTGAATCAGTGTGTGAGTAAACAATGTTTGCTGGATCTACGTATTCTACCTTAACACCTTCAGATTTAGTATAATGATCTTTTACACAAGCCACACCAATAGTAGCTAAATCATAATACAATCTCTTTTTAGTTAGTTCATATTTATTACCATCTAATATTGTATTAATTGCTTGTTCTTCTGCTATTTCAACTGCTTGTTTATAGTTTAACTGCATATGTAGTTGTAACTCTTCTTCAGTATCTGGTAATTCATTAGGATCATTTGTCATTACATTAACACCAAAAGCTTGTTGAATATATGAACTCAACTCTTTACTTCTCATGTCAGCTAATATTGATTCCATATATTGTGTTCTTTTTTTAACACCATTGGGATCTGTTGAGTATGCTTTTACATCATACACTCTTTCTGATATGCCATTAACAACTATATCTACAAACTTTGGTATAATCGGAACAGGTTTCCAATCTAAATTAAGATATGATAAATCACCATTTATAGATAATTCATCTTTATATTTTTGTATGCTTTGTTCTCCCCTAGCATATAAACGTAATTTGTGGAATTCAGTTTGATTGGTATTAAATCTATTTATACCAGAATCAACTCCAAACCATTCGTTTTCTATTGCTAAACCGACTTTCAATCCATATTCTGGACTCATTTTTTCTACATCGCTTGCGATTTGACTAGGAAAACTACCTTTTGTAACTATTTCAGCCATACTTATTTCATTAATTTAGATCTTGTGCCAGTATTTTTATATCTAGCAAAATTTATGTTTACTTTTTCTTTTTCTATTTTAGCATTTGGCCTGTATAAATGTCTATTACATGCCATTATAGCTAAACCTGAACTTATTGTTGCATCAAACTTTGTTCTTTTATTTATATCAAACCTTGACCAATCATTAAGTGTTTTATTGAAATACATATTACCATGCGACCCATCTGATTTCATACCCACATGATCTTGTATATACATTTCAATTGCAGCAGCGTGAGCTTGCTTAATATCTTCGCTTGAGTTTGGTATACCACCTATTTCTTTTTCAGCTACAGATAATTTATTCCAAACTTTATCAGGTCTATTCATGCTAAACCCTCTATAACCTCTTCTTCTAAGATAATATAATAATCGAGGTTTATTATTTTCTGCTAATAACGGCATACCATAAAAATGCAATGCCATTAAAACATCTTCAAAGAATATTTCAGCTGTTTGTGGTCTAGCTATATACTCTAAGAAAAACATATTAGCTGGAGCATCCTCCATACTAAATTTACTTAAACCATGTAACGAACCTTTTGACCCTTGACCATCAACAGTTCCTGATATATCATAACTATCACAACCAAAAGCACCCATATGTTCATTACCTGGAAACTTAATACCATTTTTAATTATAATGTTATTTTGTATATCTATTTTAGGTACCCAACTAACACTAAACCTTCCTTTTGGATCTGGATAAAATACTACTTTTGTATCTTTAACACCATTAACCCAACCAAAATTACCACTAGTAGCTTGAGCTTGGCTATTAACTTCTTCATTAAAATCTATCTGCTCATATATTTTAGCTAAATTAAATATACTATTTTTTGTTTCATCTCTAAAAGCGTGCTCTTCAGATCTTGGAAATTGTCTATAAAATTCATTTAAAGCATCTGGATCATTTTTTAATCCTTCAACTTCATTATCCCAATGATCTATAACACCGGTATCTATTAATTCGTCATAAAAATCATATGTTGGATTTGACGGTGTATCAAAAACAGGCATACCATACCTATCCATAAATCCTTCATAGTTCCACTCCATTGGTATAAATAAACTATATAAACCAGATTTAGTTTGTCCGTTTTTATTTCTTTTTGTTACATCAGAATCTCTATACAGTTTTTTAAAACTATCCCCACCTTTATCTAATGCGTTTGATGTACTTCCCATCATACATTTCCCAATAATTCTACTACCTAATCGCAAACATGTTTTAGTTACTCTCCAGTTATTTAAAATATTATCAGGTCTCTCCCATTTACCACTCTCATCATGCACTAATAAATTAAGTTTTTCTCCATCGTAACTATTATCACCAGTGTTTTTCCAGTCAATAGTTGTATCTAAACCTACAATTTCTTCAATTTGTTCGTTTGTTTGAAGTTTTTTACGAGTAAACTTTTGAGCCGGAACCCTATATGCAAGTTCGCTTTTCGGTCTATCCATTCCATCTTGAATCGGTTTAAAGAAAAACGGGTAATTAACAGATATTGGTACAACCTTATCTGTAAACATCTTTTTAGCGTCCCAACCAGTTTTTGATAGTATACCATATCTTGCATCACTCGAGATAGTAGCAGCATTAACTGTTTCCGCACTTGCCATAAACGAGAAACCAGATCGTCTATTTTTAAGGTAACATATTCCATAAGCACGTTTATCTGCTTTACAAGCTTCCCAATATATATAGAATAATCTATTGGATTCTCTAAATTCAGGAGCACCCACATCAATTTTTGACCACTGAAGATACATATAGTGAGTACCGGTAATATAAGTAGACTTACCATTGTTATTAAACCAAAAACCATTGTCCCTACGATTGAATTCTTCATTTATATAGTCAAACCATTTATCTTTATGTTCATTAGGGTAATCTCTCCAATCAAAAATGGTTTTGACATTTTTTAATGCTTTTGGATATTCAAATTGTTCCCAGTATTGTTCTTGTTTCTTTTTTGACCTACTGTAAATTTTAGTAGGTGGAGGTAAAGCTATTTTAAGATTTTGTATCTCGTATATTTCACCTATTACCCCTGTTTTGCTTATAACTATAATATCATGTTCTTTATTATAGCCATATTTCCATTTCTTTCCTTTATTAAGCCTTTTTAACGTGTTGATTCTTATTGGCTCAATAATTTTATATAAAGTTTGTTTGTACATTATTTAGATCTTCTTTCAGCAAAACCTTGAAAGGTATTTTCTTTTTGCGTTGTTGGTTTATCTTCTAATATATTTTTTTCTTCTTCAATTCTATTTAATATTTCAAAAGCATCAAATATAGCTAGTTTTTTTGTAGCTGCAGCGTTTTTTAATCTATCTGCAGAAACATCATCTTCTGAATCAACAATTTTTTCTTTTGCTACTTTTATTAATTCATCTACAGCTTTATAACCAGCTTGGATTATATTCTTCTTCTTGTCCTTGATATTCATATTTAATTGAAATGTCTTTTGTAAAAACTCTATATAATCTTTCACCATCAATAATAAATTCATATTCACTATCTGGTGTAAATCCCACTAAATCACCAATATTTATATTAGGTAATGTGTTATCTGTATATTTCAATATACCAATCAGTGG